CTTAAGACTTATTCGGATTCGCTTTAGGTTACCCTATAGTGAATGCCCGGATCTTGAGCCGTCTGATTTAAATCGCTATCTCTCTTTTCTTCTTCTTCAGGGCCAGAAAAGGGCCTCTGTTGCTTTCCCGAGACGTCAATCGACGGTTCGTGATTCATCAGGGTTTCTGGCTTTGTCGCGGATGGGGAAACGAGCTCGATGGGAGTTTGCTCACTCCGTCGCTTCAATTAAGCGCAACCTTCCTCAAGGTTGTCGTTTCCACACCCCTTCCTGTGCGGACGCATGGAAAGCGTCCGCATTCTCTAACCCTCTCCCTTCTTCTCCGGAGTACCTCTCGTTTTTACGTAGAGAGGTACGCAAGATGTTTCCATTTGGCTGGGACCGTGACTATGAGAAATTTGTGTATTCTCATGTCCCTAACGCTACAGCTAGGTTCTCTGATCAGAGAGCTGATCACGCCTGGATGGGCGAATGGAAGTCTTACGTCGGTCAATGCTTGAGCGGTCCCTTTGTCACAGGGATCCCGTTCCAAGCGCGGTATAAGGAGGTGCTTAGTGCAGGGAAAATCAGGCCTTTAATCATTTATGATAAGGCTATTGATTACCTTGCACCTTTGCACAAGATGCTTTATAAGCATCTTTCCAAGCAATCTTGGTGCCTTGTCGGACCGCCGACGTCAGAGAAGATTTCATCTGTCTGTAGGTACAGATATCAGACTAGCATTGATCTCGTCAGTGCTACTGATAATCTGTCCCTCGAGTCCACAGAGGCCATCCTCGCGTCACTTCTTAGTAAGTGTGAACGCGTTCCTGGCGGAATTCGTGAGCTTGCTCACTTATCCCTCAGGCCGTTAGTAACGGTGAACGGCGTGATCGAGGGCGAAGTGACCCACGGACAGATGATGGGAGCCTACCTTTCCTTTCCGCTGCTTTGTCTGCAGTCTTACCTTGCAGCCCGTTGGGCGATGAGAGGCCATAAGGCCACTTATTTAGTAAACGGTGACGACTGTTTGGTAAGCTCAGATGCTTACGTTTCGGCTGAATCTTATCCTTCCGGATGGAAGCTTAACGACAAAAAGACGATTCGTAGCGAAGTAGTAGCCGAGGTCAACTCGACTGCTTTTCTAAGCGGCGGTGGTAAATGGCGCGAGGTACGCCATTTAAGGAGAGGTGGTTTTCAAACCGATTTTAAAGGGATGCTTCATATTGCTAGCGCAGTTAGAGGTTCCCGTGAATGGACGGATGCTTTCATCCATTCTCGAATCGGCAAGAAATGGGGTTTCCTTCCTTCACAACTTTCACTTCATCCTAAGTCGTATCCTGCTTTCAGCAGGGGCCGGGAGATGTGGCATAGGTGTCATACGCCTTTGCCATCTGCCCCTTCTCAGGAGAAAAGTGAAGGTATTCTAGGCTTACGAAGAGCCTTAGATCCCGACGAACGGATGGCTTTTACTGCTTGGCAGTGGTCACACGGTCGGGATGGAGGAAGGAAAAGAGACGTATATTCGCCTAGCGTGGGCGAGGTACGTAGGACGTACGCGTACAAGGTTGTAAAGCCTTGGTCTCGACTTAGCTTCGTTTCTAAGTTGAAATCGTTAAAATTTGACGGTTACGCGTACGGAAGAAAGGAGGTAGACATGCAATTCGTTCCTGACGAATACATGTCTATAAGAGAGATGCGTGCCATTAGGGAGCAGAATTTCTGTTTCCCACAAGTTGATGGCTAATTTACA